GCCGTTGTCTTTGCCCGAATCGCAGGTGAAACTAATTTTACCTTCGGCAATTGAGGGTACCAAGGATTAGGCTCTTGCCTTCTCGTCACATACTCACCACTATTCTCGGGGTTCAAAGCAGATTGACCCGTTAAAACTGCGCCACTAAATGATCTGTAGAATTTAATGAAACTAACGAGCATCTTACCAAGTGCCCTGGTCATCAAGTAAGTAGTCCCAGCTCCAACCACACAGACAAACAAAGGGTTGCTAGCTATACGAGAAGCAGAAGTACGGACACGAAACCATCTTTCCCGTGAATGCCAATACAACAGATACAATCTGTAAAGCATAACGAGATGCAATGCTAAATTGCTACCAGTTGTAATCACCAAAAAGCCAATCCAAAAGGGTCTCAGTATGAAAGCGATAATCCAACCTACACTGCCGATAAAAATCTGTTGCCAATGAATACGAATGTAATCAAAAACACCTCGACTAGATATGATATAGTTGCAGAAAGCACTAATGTCTCCCCTATACCTATACGGTATAAAATTCCAGAAAGCATTTTCACCACGAAAGTCTTCTTCGCCTATGTCTATCTCAGAGTCGTCTTCAACTGTCTCAACGGTAATCTCTTCTCCCGCTTGTTCCAAAAAGCCACAAGTACATGACATGCATAATTTGCAACAAACTGGACATAAATTAATAGTTTCATGAAGTTGAGTCTGCTTCTTTACCAAGCACCGCTGATTGTGTGCATGCGATTTCGCAGCATCCGCAGTGTAATCGGCAAGTTCTTTCAATGTTATGTCTTCAAGTATCCGGTTATTCCAAAAAATCTTCCGGAAATCAGCCCTATCAGGCCCACCTGTCGGATTTTTAACAGCGACAGCCTTCTCAACTGTAAAATTCCACATGTTAGGGAATATTTTATCATAATCCTGAAGCGATTCCACATATCTTCTAGCCTTATCAGGATCTAACATTAAATTCCCTCCATCTTGATTAGGTAACGCAAATTCAGGTCTTACAGTAACGCTAACCCTCATATCTAGACGACGGAGGATCGAAACTGGTTCATTGGAATACGTTTGAGCCATCAAATCCGGTACATTACTGGTAATCACTAAAGTCAGGGGTCGAATCGGTAACTTACCCTTAGACTCCAACTCCGCCATCACTGCATACTCAGGGTTATTATTATTAAACTTAATTAACCATGATAACGGTGAAGATGCCACAAAATTGGGTTTGGTGTTACACAAGTCGTCCATCACAATAGTTTCAGTGTCCACTTTATAATTGGAAAAATAGTCGTCATTCTCGTTCCAGGTGATCTTTTTGGTAAGATCACCCGTCCCTCCACTAGCTTTAACAGCAACAACATTTATAATATTTGCTACTGTAGTCTTACCTACACTAGATGGACCACAAAATGCCAAAACAAAAGGCGACTGACGCAACAATCCTGAATTCAATTTACGATCCAGATCATTCTTGGTCTTAACAAGATTAACAAGCCTATCCCATATAACTTTCTTTTCGAATCCCTTGTTAAGAGATACATGTAGACTATGAAGGTAGGAATATAGTTCGTCATATAAAGCATGAAAATCGGATACTGACGTACCAGCGGCTTCCCAATCCCCGTCAGCTACAAGTGGTACTAGCCTATAATACTCCAAATACTTCTGCTCAAAGGCATAGGCCTCAGGGTTAGTAAACAATATAGGCTTCAATGATTTTTGTGTGAAACACATATATCCGGTCTCTAAGAAGTAAGCCACAGTTTCTAAAATAAGACCAGGCATATCAGTTAAAGACAAACCATTTAACCGCTTAACCAGATTCTCGGAGAAAACCGTAAAACCACCGACTTTGAAATCAATATCAAAGGAGCTGCACAATCCTGAACACACAACTAAACTAACCACATTCAAAACCTTTTCAAAAAATGGAGATTTCTGCAAAGATTTAAAATCATTAGACAATGTTCGCCACAACGTGGCCATATCCTGGAGAGAATGGGGTTCATATTTATTCATAAGAATACCAGAAAACCGATCAGCTAAAGCAACAGCAACACTCTTATTATAATAGGTTTTAAAATGCGTTAACAGCAAAGCTCCTGCATTAACAGGTGACGTACTAGTTGCCAAACCAATAATAAGAGCTGTCCAATTCTCAATACTATTCGCATCAAAACGCGTTGCTAATC